GATTTCTTCCGCCTTGCGGGTGCCGCTGGCGTCATACCCGCGATAACGCTCAACGATGGTCGCGCCTGTCAACGCGCACACGGCAGCCTCGTAGTGCGTCAGCTTGATGCTTTCGCCGTCTATCTTGTCGGCGGGAACTTCGGCAAGCGTGAGATAGCCCGCATCCATTTGCTCGGTGCGGTAGTCGTACAGCTCGGCGTTCACTTCCGAAATCGCCGTTTTCACCGCCTGGCGCAGACGCTCGGCCGTCACGGTGCCCTCATAGCGCAGGGAGGCGCGCAGGCTTTTCAGGTCAACGTCCGGCCAGAAATAGGTGTTTTTAATCGGCAGCTCGTCAGCATCTGACGGCTTTGGGGCCGGTATTACTAGCGACATAATGACCTCTGAATGGGGGACGGTGGACGACGGCATTAACGCGGTAAAAACCGGTCGCAGCCGTCGTGCCGTCCTGCTCGGGGAGCATGCTTTTTAGCCGCTGGCCTTGTTGCGTAACTCACGGGCCAGCCGCTCAATATCCTTGACGACACCGCAGCGGTCGTGCAGCTGCAGCGCCCGTTTTAAATGCTCTAACGCCTCCAAAGCCCTGCCCGCATCGCGCAGCACATACCCGATAATCTTGTGCAGCTTGGCGCGCACCTGGTCGGGCATATCTTCTGCGCTCGTCAGCTCCAATGTTGCCAGCAGCGGCGCGGGGTCTACCGCGTCCTTTGCCGTCCAGGCGCGGGTAGCCGCTTCGGCGACGTCCTCGGCCAGCAAATAGGCCGTGCTGTTGCGCTTGTAGCTGTCCGGCGGCACCAGACCAAAGCGCAGCGCATAGCGGGCGATAGCCAGCGCGCCGGTAATGTCTCCAGCATCAAGACGCCAAATCATGACGGTCATTAAGATGGCATCTTGCGCGCCGCGCCCCTCGCTCAGGACACCGTTCACCCAGGGCGCATAGTCGGGCAGCAAGCGCCGTTTGATTTCGGCTTTCTTCTCCATCGACCGCACTTTTTTCAGGGTGCGTTTGTCCTCGTTGAGTTTCAGCATCATCAGCTCGTAGCCGTTGGCGTGGCGCAGCGGGCCAGATACCTGCTGCGCTGCTTCAACCGCTGACTGGCGCATTAAGTGACGGCGGGCAGGGCTTAACATGGCTTACTCTCCGGCCGGTTCTTTGGCGGCCTTAAATTCGCCGAGCTGAATATTTTCGACCAGCGCGCCGCAGCCGTAGTCCTCCACCACGTAATCCTCGTTGATGGATTCGTAGTTTTCGATGCGGTCGCGCTTCGCCACTTCATCGACCATGCGGCGGTTAGTGCCCTCCTGCCAGTAGATGGACAGGTTATCCAGGCGGGTGATCAACAATGCATTCGCGGGGAAGTACGGCACGCGCACGGCAGGCAGGTTGCCGATACGTTTCTGGCTGACAATCATGTCTCCGGCCAGCGCCTCGGTGTTGGCCTGCTTTTGGTTGACGAGCGGGAAATACTTGTCGGCCAGCAGTTGACGGCCGCAAATCACGACCAGCTCGGGGTCTTCCTGATACCACGGCTCAATCAGGGTATTGGTGGCATCCAGCACCAGCGCGTCGAGGTTTTCATAATCGCCGTTCTCGCCGACACGAACCGTTTCAGAGAGTACCGTGCCATCTTTGGCGCGGGTTTTGCTCATCACGCGCTTTGGCGCATTGGTGCGGTACTTCTGCAGCCAGCCCACGGCCACGTCCTGCAGCAAAGGATTGGCGACGCGGTTGGAAGTTTTGGCACGGCTGGTGCCGTTGAAGCCGACCATAATGCGGTCGAGTGCCTGGCGCTGGATGATCGCGTCACGTAGTCGGGTCTGAAAATCTTCGTAACGCGCCCACAGGTCAATGGTGTTATAGCGAATGTGGAAATCGTAGTTAACCTGCTGGCACTCGTAGCCTTCGCTGTCGAGCGAGGCAAAGTCTGCCGTTTCGCGCTCGTCACCGCCCGAGGTGTCCGTGGTGCTGGCAATGGAGCCGCTGACGCCCACGCCGATTTTTTCACCCTTCATTTCGGCAACCGGCACGATATTGATGCGAGTCAGAAACTCGGAGGACTCCTGCACGCGGTTCATCAGCGTTTGGGTTACGGATGGCTCGACGCTGAATTTCTTATTCAGGTCGCCGGTATCTACGCCGTTCAATTCGGCCAGGCGGGAGAGGAAAGCATTAAATTTAAATCGGGTTGCTGGACGCATGTTTATTTCCTAATCAGTTCAAAGTTTTTCAGGGTGTGCCTGGTATTCAGCGAGCCGCTATCAGCAGTCGGTCAGCACTTCATTTTTGCCGTTGCCGCCGTTGGAGAACGGGCGTCTTGCCTGGGTGCCGCTGTCCGTGTGGGCAAGCTTGTTACTCAGCTCGACCAGCTCCGTGCGGTCAGCGGCGGCGGCCTGTTCAATCTGGGTAAGCCGCTCGGTCAGCGCCTGCTCGGTCGCGGTCAGTTTGGTTTCGACCTGCCCGACCTGTTCCTGGGCAAAGGTGGCGACCACTTCAACCGCCGCATGCACATCGGCAAAGCGCGCTTCGTCCGTGGTTTGTTTCGCCGCAAACATCCCCTTGATGCGGGAAAGCAGCGTGACGCCTGGCTCCTGCACGTCATCAAACGTCATCTCGACTTCGGTCGCGGCAGAGAACAGGTTTTCAGGGGCAGCCTTGCGACTCGCCAGCGGGTTAACGGACGCCTTGGCGCTGAATGCCAGCATTTCGGTGCCGAGGCTGGCGGGGTCATCGGTCACTGCAAGCCCGACCAGATGGGCTTTGCCGGTCTTGGCAAAGTTGGGCTGAATTTCCATTGAGGTGTAAATCTTTTGCCTTTGGCCGACCATCGCCACCAGGTCGTCGGTCGGGCTGATTTGCGCATAGAGTGCGCGCTTGCCCTTTAGCGCCGAATCATCGTCAATGGTGTCTGCTTTGAGTGCGGTCACGTCGCCGTAGCGCTTAAACTGGCTGTCGGGCAGCAGGCCCTTATAGTGCTCAAGGTTGACGCGGCAGCCGTAGACGCGGGGGTCAAAACCTTCTGCCATCTGGTCAATATCGGCGGCGCTGATTTCGCGGCCGTCGCAGGTATCACCGGCAACGCCGATGCGGATAAATTTCGATACTTTTGGCATGGACAGGATTTCCATTCGTTGAGTGTTTCAGGACAAGGGCCAGTTTCCAGACCTTGCCCCCTCGCCACAACGAAGGCCGGTTGTGCGCCTTTTCACACAACACGCACCACGGGCGCGGGCGTGCGCGCCTCGGTAGCCTGTTGTCATGAATACAACCCCGAGCCTCATCATTAGCGACCCAAGGCGGCAAGCGGCCCTGCTCTACTGGCAGGGTTTTTCCGTGCGCCAGATTGCGGAAACGCTGAACCAAAAAGCCCCGACCGTGCAGAGCTGGAAGAAGCGAGACGCATGGGACGCCATTGCGCCCATTAGCCGCGTGGAAACCAGCATGGAAGCACGGTTGATTCAACTCATCGTGAAAGACGCAAAAGACGGGAGGGACTTCAAAGAAATAGACCTGCTGGGCCGACAGATAGAACGCCTGGCGCGGGTGAACCGCTATAGCCAGTCCGGCAACGAGACGGATCTCAATCCTAACGTGCGTAACCGCAATAAGGGCGAGCGCGCGCCGGTTGAAAAGAATCAGTTCAGCGAAGAAGCCGTGGAGAAGTTAAGCGAGATTTTCCTCGGGGAATCGTTCGGCTACCAAATGGGCTGGCACAAGGCGGGGCTTGAGCACCGTATCCGCAACATCCTCAAATCGCGCCAGATTGGCGCAACGTTTTACTTTGCCCGGGAAGCGCTGATTGATGCGCTGACCACGGGCAGAAATCAGATTTTCCTCTCGGCCAGTAAGGCGCAGGCGCACGTTTTTAAAAACTACATCATCGACTTTGCTCGCCAGGTAGACGTTGACCTGAAAGGCGACCCGATTGTGTTACCCAACGGGGCGCGCCTGATTTTTCTCGGCACCAACGTGCGCACGGCGCAAAGCTACACCGGCAACCTGTATCTGGATGAATATTTTTGGATACCAAAGTTTCAGGAGCTGCGCAAAGTGGCCTCGGGCATGTCGCTGCACAAGAAATGGCGCACCACCTATTTCTCGACGCCCTCCAGCCTGGCGCACAGCGCCTATCCGTTCTGGTCGGGGGAGCTGTTCAACAAGGGCCGCCGCGATAAATCGACCCGTATCGAACTGGATTTAACCCACAGCCACCTTGCAAAAGGCGTGCTGTGTGATGACGGACAGTGGCGGCAGATTGTGACGGTTGAGGATGCGCTAGCGGGCGGCTGTAACCTGTTCGACCTTAACCAGCTGTCGATGGAATACAGTCCGGCAGAGTACGACAACCTGCTGATGTGCGAATTCGTGGATGATGCCGCCTCGGTGTTCCCGTTCGCCGAGCTGCAGACCTGCATGGTGGACAGCCTGGAGGAGTGGCTCGACTTCAATCCTTACTCATTGCGGCCCTTCGATTACCGTCCAGTCTGGATTGGCTACGACCCGTCACACACCGGCGACAGCGCGGGCTGTGCGGTGATCGCGCCGCCGATGGTCAACGGCGGTAAGTTCCGCGTACTGGAGCGCCACCAGTGGCGCGGCATGGACTTTGCCGCACAGGCGAAATCCATTGAAGACCTCACTAAAAAATACAGCGTGGACTATATCGGCATCGACTCGACCGGCCTCGGTCAGGGCGTGTTTCAGTTGGTGCGCCAATTCTTTCCCGCAGCGCGTGAAATCAAATACTCCCCCGAAATCAAAACCGCAATGGTACTCAAAGCCAAAGACACCATTACCAGCGGACGCCTCGAATACGACACCGGCAGCACGGACATTACCCAAAGCTTTATGGCGATCCGCAAAACCATGACCGCTAGCGGCAACCGCTCGACCTACGAAGCCAGCCGTAGCGAAGAAGCCAGCCACGCGGACGTCGCCTGGGCAATCATGCATGCCCTGTTAAACGAACCGCTTACCGCCGCAAGCGGCAACGACAGCCCGAATATTTTGGAGTTTTACTGATGAGCAAGCGCAGGGGCCGCAAGGCATTAACGACACAAAAACAAGCCATCCAGCCCGAGCAACAGGCGCAGGCGTTCACCTTTGGCGATCCGTCGCCGGTGATGGATAAGCGCGATATTCTGGATTACGTGGAGTGCATCGGTAACAGCCGTTGGTATGAGCCGCCGGTAAGCTTCGACGGACTGGCCCGCAGCCTGCGCGCCGCGGTGCACCACAGCTCGCCGATTTATGTGAAGCGCAATATTTTAGCCTCGACGTTCATCCCGCACCCGCTGCTCAGTCAGCAGGAGTTCAGCAAGTTTGCGCTGGATTATTTGGTGTTTGGCAATGCGTTTTTGGAGCTACGTCGCAATGCACTTGGCGATCCATTAAGGTTGGAAACCTCACCGGCAAAATATACTCGCAGGGGAACGGAGGAGGGTGTTTACTGGTTTACCCAATATTGGAAAGAGGCGCACGAATTTGAAAAAGACAGCGTATTCCACCTGATAGAGCCGGACATCAACCAGGAGCTTTACGGGTTGCCGGAATACCTCAGCGCGTTAAACAGCGCCTGGCTCAATGAGGCGGCCACGCTGTTCCGTCGCAAGTACTACCAGAACGGCGCGCACGCCGGATACATTCTCTACATGACCGACGCCGCCCAAAGCAGCAGTGACGTGGACAAAATGCGCCAGGCGATGCGCGACACCAAAGGGCTGGGCAACTTCCGCAACCTGTTCATGTACGCCCCCAACGGCAAAGCGGACGGCATCAAGATTTTGCCGCTCAGTGAGGTGGCAACCAAAGACGATTTTTTCAATATCAAAAAGGCCAGCCGCGACGACCTGCTAAGCGCGCACCGCGTACCGCCGCAGATGATGGGGATCATCCCCGACAACGCAGGCGGGTTTGGGGACGTGGAGAAAGCGGCTAAAGTCTTTGTGCGCAACGAACTCACGCCGATGCAGGAGCGGATGAAGGAGATTAATAATTGGATTTGTGAGGAAGTTATTAAATTCCAACCTTATAGTTTAGGCTTATAACCTATAACTTTCAAAACATTCACATCTAAAACTCAAGCCAATCTAAAAGATTGGCTTCATAAACTATTTGTTATATCTTTGTTTTTTTAATCTAATTAATAAGACAAAAAATGCTATTAACCAATACTGCTATTGACTTTAAAATAAAGTGTGTTTGGAGTAAATTTAGTAGCCAAAACAAAATGGATACAGTCACTCTTGAAGAAATTAGAAACTTTGCCGAGATAAAAGGATTAATAGTTAAAAATGTCTCTGAAACAAATTTTGGTTGTTTTGTCTCAATAAAAGGAGTTCTTTTAGAAACCACTTTAGGTTCCGCTATTCTACCGCGTGAAAAGCCTTGCGCTATAAGCCAGTATATAAATAATATTATACCTAATAAAAACCATGAGGATTTTTGGAAGGCAGTTGATTGGTTTGCTCCTCCTTTTATAACTAATGGTAAATTGCATGAAATTTATGATGAATCGGGTATAAACCCCAAAAACTTTCATATTATTGATGAGCAAGATGCTCAGAGAAAATTTGATTCAACGCTCAGTTCTTTATATGACTTTTCCAACATTATACCTATCACAATACAAACTCTTTCGTCCTCACATGCGATAGCACCTCATTTGCCAATTATTAAAGAGGCGATACTGGCTTTTTATAGTGGCATGCAGGTTGCATCTATAGCCGCACTAATCCCAATCATTGAAAGAGTTTTGAAAGAGATAATTGGCCAAGGAAGCGAAGGGCTGGATACAATTAGTAGTATAAAAAAATGCTTCGACATGGCTTGTGCAGGGGCGGTGAAACTCTTTATAAACAATACGGACTGGGTACCAGCAGAATATTATGATATCGATTTTCTGAAAGTTGTTGATGAAAGAATTCGCATGCTCGAATTAATTAGATACTGGCTGCTTAATAGCTTTTATGCCAATGATAACAAATATAATAAAACTTCTGGCTTCAACCGCCATCATTTTGCGCATGCTCTATCCAACATTTGGCAAAATAAAACCAATTTCTTCAGATCTTTAGGACTTTTGCAAGCAATGGCATTTGTTGAATGTTTTGCATCTAAGGATAGCAAGGTAAGTATTTTTTCACCTGACCCTAATGAACAATCTGAATCATTTCGTATTGAGCTATTAGCTTGCATACATCTCCAAGTATTGAAAAAGTCAGTGCTAGAAAAATATCAGCGGACCAACGAACTTCCATTTAATATTACCGCATCTGATGATGGATGGTTACTTAGAGCAGGGGTATTAAGTGAAGTTATGAATGACTCAGTTATACTTCCATTAAAAAATAATGGTTGGCAGTGTAAGGAATTTGAAGATCCTGTTAAAGATGGTGAGTTCATAACGATTGCCGCTGAAAGAGGTAAAGAAAATATAAAAGTGGCTCTTTTATATTCATGTGCTTCCTCTCGAGATATATATAAAGAGTTGAGTGAGACTTGTGATTTCATCCTATTTCAAGGACCCGCATATTATATTAAAGATTTTACAAAGCATATTACAACACCCGTTATGCCGGTAAATGCATGGATAGCCCCCTGAGTTTACTCAATTGTTTATAGCTCGTTAGCGATATTCGTTTCCTTGAAATGAAACCTATCCTTTGTTGCTTTCCGTATTAACACCATAATAGATGCGCTCTTGCGCATCTCAAACTTTATTCATCAATTGATAGTGCTTTATCCTAAAGCTCTTTGCGCGCAATACTTTCCCCGCCGCGCCTGCCCGCTTTACAGGCCGTTTTTAATGCAGTTGCACGATCGTAAAAAAACCAGGCTGGGCCTGGCTCTTTGGGGGACTAGCGATCCTGTTTGGATCATGCAAATCCATGCGCCTTATGCATGCAGGGTAGGGCATAGGCAATTTTACTCCTCTTCTGACCATAAATTAGCTGATTCCGGTTCACTGGAACTCGCGCTTAACGCCAGGTCTGCCATATCGGAGATCATGTCTACCACAATCCCAAATTCGTCTTTGCTGCATTGAGCTGTCATCGCAATGTCAGCGACCAATCGTATGCGCACGAGTGCAAGTTCTTGCGTGCGGGAGGATTCCATTGCCTACCTCTTACCGATACTGTTTATATGTACAGTATATTAATGTAATTAAAAATTAATTCCAGAAAAATCTTAGCGTTGGCAGACTGCTGGTGCCTAATTTTAAAGCGCTAAATACTGAAATATCCCGTGATACCTAGCCTCGCGAGTGTTTCTGAATACTTTCAATTCGTAAATAATTAGTAAAATTCCGCTCAGTCCTTGACCGCCTCGTAGTGAACAATTTGTGTGCCGAAGGTGATTTTTGCTCCTCTTGTCAGTGCATCAAGCTCCCATTTTTCTGCTGAGATCCCTTTAACACTCAATTCCTGGCGAATTGCCGGTATTCTTGCCCGCTCTGCGTCAGTTAATCGGGCCTATGGGGCCGTTTCTCGGTACTTAAACGGGTCAGCACTTCTCTGTTTGCGGCTTAACCTTGGTGAATCCTCTTTAACACGCGCCACAATCGCCCTCACGGCGGCAGTGTCGGTCCAATCAATCACTGTATGCTGTTCGTTAAATAATGCCTCTGAGTGGCTCCCAGCCTCGCCACTGTGGCTATTTGTTCCCGCTGCGCTTTCGATCAACCCACAGTTATTGACAGGACTCCGAGGCGCGCCAGAGGCGCTTTTTAAAGTCAAAAGCTCAACGTCTACGGCAGAAGAGACAATCCGCCACTGCGTTGTCCTGGTTTCAAATACGTTGGATTCCCCTAAGTGCGGGGCGAAGATGCCGACAACCTTTTTAACTTCCTCGTCATAGGCATTCAGTTCTTCGGCGGTGCGGCGGGCCACACGCACGGTCTGGCTTTCGCGTGGCGTATTAGCGCCGCCCTGGGCAACAATGTAGGCGGCAAAGTTCCCCGCGTCGGCTGCGGCGCGCACGGCTTCCACTTTCTCGTCGAAAGTCTCAGTCAGGTTGAGTGAACGAATGCGCCGGCACTCACGGTAAGCGCCCATTGCAGGCAGTCCAATAGAGTGAAATTGAGGGATACGCCAAGTTGCCGCCCATGCGGTCACAGCGGCGGCGGCATCGGAAAATAACTCGCCGGTTTCAAAGTCGCGATCGCCTTCCAAAGCATAGCCATCGATATTTTTAGCAATGTACTTTGCGATATAACCGGCAGCGCCGCCTTTGTTCATGTGCTTGCAATCAAAACGGTTCTTTGCGGCCCCACGCTCGTCGCCATCTTCTTTCATGGCGTATTTGCGTATGATGTCGATAATCTGCTGGCGCTGGGCGCGCTTGGCGAACAGCATCATGTGCCAGTGCGGAGTTGCATCATGGTGTGGCTCAACAACGCGCATGCCGTAAACTTTCAGGCCGTTGTCTTTAAAAGCAGTGCGGATTTTTGCCCAGACCTTGCAGAGATAGCGCTGGCCGTCTTTTGGCGTGTAAGCCTCTTTATCCCAGTTATGATTAAACTGAACGCGTTTTTCAGCGCCTACGGTGCGGGTCGGGTGATATTTTGAGGGGGTAGTGATGGTAATGAACATGCCCACGTCGCCATTATCTGCGGCGTATTGCTCAGTAAAGGCGATGGTATTCATTAGCTCCATGCGGCGGATCTCAGGATTCGAGATGCTGGCCATCACTTTTTCAATCAGGCTGAGACGTTCGCCGGTTTCGGTGTTTTCAAGCTCACAGCTTTTCAGGTATTCAAGGTTAGACAGGCGGCGGGCTTTAACTTCGCGGATTGCCTGGATGCTGGCATAGGCCGACGCAGCTTTATCCCGACTGACTGAACCAATAGCAATCAGCAACGCTTCGCGCCACTGCGTGCGCTGGGCCTTGAATTTCCGTTCCCACCATTCCGCATTGACCAGGCGTGACAGACTGGCGATTGCCGAACGGGCATCCATTTTGCCTTTGCGATAACGCACCCAGTGCATCGGCTGCACGTTGAACGCACGCGCCATGCCTGCAATATGGCCGTATAACTCTGACTGCGTCCGATTATCAAAAAGCACGGAATTATCGCCCTCATTTGCCGCGATCAACGCTTCGCACTGCTCCTCATAAATCTGCATTAACTGACCGGCCACGCGCATGCACAGGTTTTTTAACTCTTTATCTTTCATGCCTGGCAGGCGGTTGTATTGGTCAACCTCAGAGAGGAATAGCAGGGAGGCCTCGGCGTCCATAAAGTGCGCGTTATTCACCGACTCGACGCGGGGCAGGATTGACCGGCCCAGCGTGAAAACGAGGTACTTATTTGCCGCGTGGTTGCCCTTCTCTTTCAAAAGGTACTTATGGCGGCTCAGGAATTTTTCGGCCAGTTCATAAGGCAGCGTTTTAACCTTTGCTAAAACGGCTTGCCCCTGATGGAATTCATCACGGGTAAGCGCTCTTTCCGGCCCTGCAATTGCAGGGCGCGGTGCGTTCCACGGGTAAGCCCATTCAACAGCCTGGGTCATTGAGACTCAGCGCCGCGATAGTGTTTACCCTTAATCTCGAATATCTCCTGGCAAGGCACGCAGCGGGAAACGCCTATCAACGTCTCACGACGTAAAGCAGGAATGGCCTCCTCGCAGTCCTCACAGAAAAATGCTGATGCAGTAACCGGCTTATTAACTGCCGCCTTGATATGACGCTCTAAAGCTTCGGCCTGGCGGGCCTGTTCTAAATCCATAGAATCAGCCATTAATGCATCCCCAGAGATTCGTTTTCGTAGCGAGTGGCTTCGCGGCGCAGAAGTTCAGCGGCTTCTTTACCGTTCATTCCTTTTTGGTTGATATGAATAGCCAGAGCCTCAAGGCGGATTGATACAGCAAGAGCGCGGTCTTTGCGTTCTTCTTTTTTGGCATCTGTCAGCAATACGGTCAGCGCATCACTATCAGTGTTGAAACAGTGGGATTCAGTATTACTCATAATTAACTCTCCTGATTTTTGACAATAAGAAGCCCGGCGGGTTTACGCCATGAACTTTTCTATTTGGGTTAATTTGGCATGGTTAGCCGTTTAGGAAATAAGCTCACTACCACACGAAAATGATTCATCGCTGTAATAAGCGCTTTTTTCTCGTCAGTAGTTAGCTCACTTAATTCGAGATCGTGACGAGCGGCTGGTATTTTTGCCAGAAAGAAAATAGCGGCTAGCGCCCGGTTATTTTCTTCAAATTGTAGGTCGCGTTTATCACGTATATCATCGACGAAGCGCTCAACTTCTTTCCAGTTATCACCCCAATATTTTGCGCGCAATTCAGTCACATGATTTAAACCGGCCAGACGTTCGCCTGCTTTTAGCGGAACAGTCGCGGAAACAGCTTCAATTGCCATGATTTTTCCTGCTTTTGGTTATAGAGGCCAGCCAGTAAATCAGCTTTTGAGCGACTTGGGTTCCAACGTTTGCCGCTAGGCAATTCAATCCAGCCGTGGCCGAAATGGCGTGATGGGCTTTGCTGCTTTAATAAAGGTGCAATTGAAATAGCCATGACTTTCCTTAGCTCAAGCCGATTGACGCACCCAGCCCGCTAATCACTTCTGCGGTGGAGGACAAGGCAGGGTTTGAGTGAATGCGCGCTTGTAACGATATTCCGGCCAACGTCAGGCAACGGATCGCAGAATTAATGCCAGCAGTAAAAGTGCTATGGCGGCTAGCCGTCATTCGCTCACTGGATACAGCTTCGGCTGCTACGCTTCCGATTGCTGCAGTTGCTTTCATCACATATACCGGTAGCTGTTCTGCCGTCATTTCGTTTACCGGCACTGACGGCAGGCAATTAATCTGAGCCAGCATCCCATCTAACAGCGTTGGGTCTTCGGTCAAATCGGTTAACAACATCAAGTCTTCAATAGTGAGCTTGTGTGCCTGTTCAGGGTTTAACTTATTGCGCAGCACCTGTGCTGTAATGCCAGCCTTGGCCGCTAACTCTTTCAGATTGTGTCTCAAGGCAAACTTTCTACAGGCTTCGTCAAAGTAGTGATGTGTGGAAACTTTATAATCAAACATGATTAACTCCTCAAAACTTGCATAATCAAGTTATGGTTTGATATATCGACATTTGACGGCCTGTTGGCGATTTTTCTCGCGCCAGGCGGCGACATTGATAAGAGCATTGCCGTGTTTTTCCATAACAACTGTGCTTACTTTCCCTGTCTTTTCACAGGTGTGTTTGCGTTTAACTGTGCTGGTAGGGGTAGGAGCTAAAAGGACAATGCCATTGGCGATCCACTTTTCTAAGACAGAATCACTGATACGGTTTGCAACAGCAAAATCCTTCTTGGACATAGTGGCGGAAGCATTCATAACAACAGCACGCTCTACGGCACTGCTTAGTACTTTGCTTAGTGTTGGCATCAATAGTGCCGTGATACCGTCTATGAATTCTTTAGAGCCAAGTAAGTCAGATGCGAGCTGAGTATTTGCATTTTCAGTATGCATAACGCAGTATCTCCTTTAGTCAGTTGTGTTCTATGGTGTTACATGTGGTGTGTAGTCACTTTAGATCGCTTTATTTGAACTGTAAATATCTTTTAGCGATTTTTGGTAAATAAAATGCGTCTAGAAAATGCTGTGGCTTCCGATGTGCTTGAAAGAATCCTTTCCGCTTATGGGTTTACCATGCAGAAAGAGCTGAGTGACCGGCTTGGAATAGCGAAGAGCAATGTAGCGAGCTGGTTACAGCGTGGGCAGGTACCGGGCAATGTTTTAGTGCAATGCGCGCTTGATACTGGTGCGAATGTTAACTGGCTAGTAACTGGTGAACTTGAAAATGCAAGCCAGAATATTTCCCAGCCTGAAATCACAGGCAAAGCGCTCTACGATGAAATTATGTCCAACGGCGGCAAAGCTGTTTTGCGACGGATCATGGATGCTTATGGATTCACATTGCAAAAAGAACTTTGCGAGCTACTCGGCATATCTTCCGGCACTGTTAGTACATGGGTCAGAAGAGAGTATTTTCCTGGTGACGTAGTTGTTGCCTGTGCCTTAGAAACTGGCGTATCTCTGCGTTGGATTGCTACAGGTAAAGGCGAGGCTAAAACAATCACTTCTGCGAGCCTGGAACAAGCATCCCTTACTATTCCTAAGATGCGCATAGAATCGGGCCGACTCAAAGCAATTGGTAATTGGTCTGCTGACCCGTCGATGTTTAATGCAACCTCTGTAAGTGCTGCTTATGTCGAGGGAATCAAATACTCATGGTTAGTTGATTTATCACAAACAGAAATTGGTAATGGTCGATGGATTGTGATTGTCGATGGTTCATATGATGTTTATGACGTTGTGAGATTACCTGCTGGAAAAATTAGGCTTATAAATCCAAGCATTGAATTTGAGTGCTCTTTAACAGATGTCGATATTTATGGAACCGTTCTTTTTACATTTGAAAAACACTTATAAACGTAAATTATGAAAAAACAAATTATTGCAATAACATTTTTATTTATAAGCCCGCTTTGCTTTGCAAAAGATAATTCTGAGGCGATATTTAAAAAGGACTTTGGCGCTTCTTGGCCTCTTAAGTTCGATAGTGCAGTGCTAACTTGTATACCTGGTGGAGCTGTCATCGTTATGAATCCTAAGAATGACAAAGCTTACCCTGTCAATGGCACTGCATCTGCCTTCGTCAGGTCTGGACGGGTAAAAGGTGAAGACATTAAATCTGTATGGCTCGATAATCCTGATTTGCCGGGTACGAAAATTGGGATTGGTGAGTTATTAAACCGTGGTTTGGGTTTATGTGATTAAATATCAAATATTTTTTCATGTTTAAATAAGTTTAATAGAGGTTATGAATGATTGAGAAATTACTTGATGTTGATAGCACTAGCCATGAAAGTTCTTCAGATAAAATAGAAGAGCAAATACCGTTAAATGGAGAGCAAGAATACATAGTTAATACTATTGAAGAACTATTGACGATCTTAAGTAAAGTTTATAACAGTAATGAAAAAGTTCTTTGGTTTAGAGGTCAGTCTGGATATTCATGGGATCTCAGCCCTGGTTTTTTCCGAAAACAAAGTAGCATATCGGAAGCTACCTTACTTATGAAATTTAAGCAAAGTGCATCACAGTTGATAAGTGGTACGCCTAATAAATCATATGATTGGATGTTTCTCATGCAACATTATGGACTTCCAACGCGTTTGTTAGATTGGAGTGAAAGCCCACTTGTTGCTCTTTATTTTGCTGTTGAGAATATTTCACATCATTCTGAAGATGGAGCATTGTGGTTAATAAATCCAATCAAATTAAATATTCTCTCTCGCATCAAGAGTGGGAAAGAAGATTACTTCATACCTTCTTTTGAGGATGAAATTGTCAATAGCTATACGCTAGAAAGCATTAAAGGTGGGAATCAAAATTTAGACTTGTTACCTGTTGCGATTTTGGCTGCAAGAAATAATCCGAGAATTCAAGCGCAGCTCGGTGTGTTTACTATTCATCATCGTGCTTCTGAAAAAATTGAAAATGCTGGTAAAAACAAAGATTACTTTATGAAGATTCGTATTCCAAATGCAGCTAAAGCATCTTTAAAAAAACAGCTTTCTATTCTTGGTTATTCACGGTTTCAAATTTTTCCAGAGCTTGCAAGTATTGCAGATGTAATTAAGGAGAATATGTTATGAGCTATATAGAAACAACATCACTTAAAAACAGTACGATTATGATGTTACATACTGATCGAAACGAAATAATGTTAGATCCTCCTTATCAGCGGTTTGGGGAAATTTGGAATTTAGAAAAAAAACGGCTTCTAATTGACTCAATATTAAATGATTACGATATACCTAAAATATATTTCCATTTGTTTGATAGGAAAAAAATAGCTGAAACTGGCTTCACTCATGCAGTTATTGATGGAAGGCAAAGGTTAGAAACTATCTGGTCCTTTTTGGAAGGAAAATTTACTTTATCGCCAGATTTTGAATTCCAGCGAGATAGCTCTATTCGATTAGAAAATCTTAGTTATGCGGACATAGCTAAAGAATATCCCAGAATTAAAGTTCAATTTGACTCTTTTGTGCTTCCAGTTGTTGTTGTGAGTACAGAGGATGAAGAGCTAATTGAAGACATGTTTTCAAGGCTAAATGAGGCAGCACCATTAAATGCGGCTGAAAAAAGAAATGCATATGGTGGCTATGTAGTTAAAGCAATTAGACAAATTTCGAACCATGCTTTTTTTATTGATAATGTTCGGTTTAGCAATAAAAGATATCAATATATGGAGGTTTCTGCAAGGCTACTATTTACAGAATATAATGTTCTCATTGAAAATAAATTGTATGATACAAAGAAAATATATTTAGATAATTTTGCGAAAAATATAAAAAAAATCGATTCGAATATCATTTCACTTTGCGAGAATAATGTTTCAAAAACTTTAGAATTAATGGCTAGCGAATTTATAGATAACGATCCCTTGCTTCTTGCTCAAGGTAATATGGTTCTTTACTATTTATTATTTAGAAAAGCAAATGAAATTGGTGAACTAAACAAGTTAATTAGAAAAGGATTTTTCGATTTTAGGCAGTTATTAAAAAATAATAGGGATGCAGCGGAGGTATCAGATGGAGACTCTGAGTATTCTTATGAATTGTTAGAATATGATAGATTAAGCCAGCAAGGTACTAACGATTCTTCTAATATAAAAGAACGATTTTCAATTATTAGTAATTTTTTCAAACTTAGCAGTAATGAAATTTTCTGAGTTTTGACGGGGGCTTGTCCCCCAAGAAAATTTAACTTGTAGCCATTTTGTCGCCAAATTAAAACTTAACTCATTGATTTTAAAAGACTGAAAACGTATTCGGTCTTTTTTTTGCCCACTATTCAAACCAAAAACTTACAGTAAAATCAACTACTTAACCTCATCTAGTTACCCTGAATTGCTCCCAGAAAGAACCTCTGTAGCCATTTTACCGCCACTTTTGGCAGGCATTTTTGCACCCAAAATCGATAACGGATTATTGGTTAAGGCATCTTCTAAATGGTCCGGTGCAAAGTGGGCGTAACGCATTGTGACGCGGATGTCCGAGTGACCGAGGATGCGTTGTAGCACGACAATATTGCCGCCGGACATCATAAAGTGGCGGTTTTTTATACCTAAGCTCAACGCATTCCCAATCCTCTTCATCTGGCAGAGACTTTGGAATGCGTGACCAAAGTTGCTCAGCTTCCCTTGCTTGCTCACTCTGCGGTGCCGTTTGGCAAAGAATAAACGTCCAATCCTGAGGCGTAACGCCACCCTTTGCTGATGACACCTAAGGACCATAAAGATTGGGTAAAGTTCGAGACCGCTCTTAAGTCGTGGGCATTCACCATCGGCGAGTTAACCACCGGTTGGCTGCCGCTGTGTCAGGGATATATCGGTTCAAATCGTGAGGAAAAAAATCACAGGCAAAGTCACGCTTGACGGCCCTGTCGAAATCAATAAAACACTGATAGTCGAGGGTACAGTTACGCAACCTGAAGAAGTTAAGGCAAAAATTTTAGCGTTATTTCAGAGGCCAGAAGTTAAATTTATTCTGGCCCATAATGCGAAAAAGGGATGTTTTTCATGTCGAATAACTCGTGATTAGATTTCTGATGATTGTCTATTCCATAACCCGCCCGGCCTGTTAGAAAAAGGGTGATCTAACTCTTTTCACTTTTCCAAATTATTGCTTGGGCAGCGATCACGGTCTTTTTGTCAGAGTCGTAGGTAATTGCCGGATTTCCGTAAAGCTCATACCCAAGCTCAAGTGCGGCAGAAACACGATGACAGAAAGATGCGTCATCCGGGCCAGTCAAAAGCCTGTATCTTGGTAAGCCTTCGGGTGGATTATTTGGCATGTATAGCTTCCTTAAAATTGATGTGCTCAATTGCCGCTAAGATATAAGACGAGTTGAAAGTAACGTCGCGATAGGTTATTGGCATAATGCCTCCCGTCTTTTTAAACAGATTATGAAACTCTTCTAACTCGGTTTGACGCAATGGGCGTTGATTGCCTTTGGAGTTCAGGATAAACAGTCGGCTATTTTCACTGTAAATACTGAAAGATTTCTTGCGGGCAGCCGTGAATAGTTCGACCGGTGTGACAAAGTAAGCGGTCATCATGCTTAAAAATCTCTCTGAAGACAGAGCGCTAATCGACTCTATGGTTACCTCCGAAAATAAAACCGTTTTGATATAATCTGCACGCTATCTAAATCTTTTAACATTCTATTTAAAGCTATCAGAAATTCTCATTTCTAACCATCGAAAGAGCCGCTTTGACGTATGTCTCATCTGGTTAAATCTCGACATAGACGTAGGCAGATCACTAGGATTTTTTTCCGTTGATCGTTGCTATAAACGCGTGACCCTGACCCAAAATCCTGCTCCATTCAGAAACAGAATTCCGGCATGATATTGACTCCCCTGAACGGAGGGGGGCAGATGAAAAAGTCACGATTCACCGAAGAGCAGATTGTCTTTGCTCTCAAGCATGCCGAGCTGGGTATCTCCGATGCCACTTTTTACACCCGGCGCAAGAAATACGGCGGAATTTCTCCTTCTGAACTCAAACATATGCGGCAGCTGGAAGAGGAAAATCTGCGGCTGAAGAGGCCGGTTGCTGACCTCAGCCTCGACAAGGCGATGCTGCAGGACGTGCTGGCAAAAAAGAACTGCCGATGGCAGCACACTGCGCCTGCGTATCCGTGGGATCACTGAAATGCGAATTCGGCTCTGAATTTACAGGAAAAATGCTGGACAGGTGGACGTATGAAAGAGGGGTAAGGATCGACTTATCACGCCCAGGAACGCCGACGGACAATGCGACGGTGGAGTCCTTCAACGGCAGGTTAAGGCAGAAATGCCTGAACGAGAGTGGGTTTATGTCTCTGGAGGATGCCCTCCGAATTTGCCGGTTGCCAGAATATGCAGCCAGAATGAAGCCGGTTATTCCTGAATATGGCTGGATCACATACGGGGAGCGGGTCAACAAGTTTCACATCTCATCTTAGTCATTAACGACATCTTACTTAGCGTGAAATATTGCTCTCTATAATAGCCTTAAAGCCTGTCCTATCACCCCATCCTTGCGCTACATCAACATCCCAGATAATGAAATTAACTAAATTACTCCCCGCTGTTTATGCGTCGTGAGTCTGGGGCCAAATTCTTTTAATCCCGCTCCCATCAGCCCTAAGAAAAATAGCGACAAATTTTAATGCTGTTGAAAATATCTGGGTAAAAACAATGTTTACGTTGTTCTATTTGTCCGTTGTTATGGTATTTGAAATCACTCTAAGTACGGTTTGCCGACGAGGATATCTAAAATATTTAAAAATCTTCCATCGTTACCATTTCCGTTCTCTCCGCAAACCTCGTCAGCTACTCTTTATCCCGCACGGTCATCGTTGGGAAATTCTAAAACTTCAGCATTTAGGCGCGATGAGCCCATCAGGCAGAGCTTATCCTTCTACCTACGTGATTGCCCGCTGTCAGGGATGCGGGGTCCGTAAGCACAAAGTCTTCTACAACAGCCATCTCAAGGTCCCTCAGTGCAGGCGTTGGTTATAGGAGCAAGGCGCAATGTCTCTATTCTTATTACCTTAACATTCGTGCCTTAAATATCTGAGAGCTCTGAGTGTCGCGTTCAGTTTGACGAATAAATCTGTCATCTGATGGTCTTATTTTTTATCTATCTTTTATAAAAACATCCTCTCTTTCTTACGGAGAAGCTGATGCAGCCGTACCAGGAATCGCTATTTCCCGTCTCGATTAAGGGGATTGTGCAGATTAGCGACAAGATTCTGCTATTAAAAAACGAGCGGGAAGAGTGGGAGTTGCCGGGGGGAAAGCTCGAGAAAGGGGAAACGCCTGAAGAATGTCTTATCCGTGAAATGTATGAGGAGACGCAGATAGCGTCGTCGGTGCAGGGCATTATCGACGCCTGGCTTTACCGGATTGGTGCTAAAGAAATATTGATTGTGACCTATCTCATGAAGGTTGAACCGGCCTCAAGCCAAACGATAAAAGTCAGCCATGAGCATAAAGAAATAGGGATGTTTAGTCTGAATGAGATTGCAGAGCTCAATATGCCAATGGGGTACAAGACGTCGATAGGGCGAGCAGTAGGGCGAGTCATTAACCCAGTTTGAGAGCCTATAGGCAAAGGATGCAGCGACATACGCATAATCTGACCATCACAAGGCACATGAGGTATCGCGCCCTGTGATGAAGATTTTTTAAATCAGGTCGTCCGGGGTACGAAATACTACTGTTTCGAGGGCGTTTCGATAAATATCTGATTTGACCACGTCTGTTTCTATTTCTAATCGTTCGAGCAGTTTTGCCATGATTGCTTTGTTATTGACCAGTCGTCCTTTGAGGGAAAGTTCTATCTTTATTTCCTGAATGACGTCTGATTCGCTTTTAATGGCATGAGCAGTCTTGACGCGGGATTTTTCTAACTCAACGCTGTTTATTTGAGACAT